TATAACGATATTATATAGGAGGATAAAACATGAGTGCTACTATTGCTGGATTAAGCACATTGGGAGTAACTTTTGGATATGGCGTTGAAACTACTGCTGGAACAAAACCAGCGTCATTTACTCAGTTAGACAGAATACTTAGTATTGGTGGTATTTCTCAGGATGTTGAGAACCTCGATGCTTCGTGTCTTGAAGATGTTTCAACAAAATATATTGCTGGTAGAGCAGACACATCAGGTAAGTGGGAATGTGAAGTTAATCTCACATCAGAAACTACAAGCCAGTGGGCAGACCTGATCAGTGCTTACAATACTGCTAAGAGTGCTGGAAAGCAGATGTGGTTTGAGGTTATTGTTCCATCAATGACAAACGCATTTTTTGTTATTGCAGAACCCCCTCAGGTATTGCCACTTCCTGAATTTGGCGGTAACGAGGTTCTTACAGTTACAATTTCACTCACAATCGTTGAGTATAGAGGCGAAAGTGCAAAAGTTGCATTTTCATAAATAAGTAAAGCATAGTTTATAAGGGGCGGTGGAAACACTGCCCTTTCCCTATGCAAATAGGGGAGAAGGGGAAAGGGTAAAACATAAAACATGGCTAATATATTTTTTGTTAATGAAAAGAGTTACACTGCTAAACCGTTTGATTTTAAAATGTTAAGAGAATTTGGTAAAAATGGGGTTGACCTTGATAATATGGCAAATGACCCTATTCCGGCAATTCTCACATACTTTATGGTTTGTTCAGGACTTGATGAAGAAACTGCCTCATCAGAAATCACTAATGTTGATGATATGGAGGCTATAACAGACGCTCTTAAAAAGGAGTTGGATGAAAGCGGTTTTTTTCGCTCTCGCAAAGAGGGAACGAAGAAGAATACTGCAACGAGCAAACCGAAAACAGTAAAAAGTACAAAAGCATAGAGGAATACATCAATCAGGAATGGTTGATTAATTCTATGGCAATAGGCATTAGTTATAATGATTTTTGGGATATGACACCCAAAATAATAATGCTACATATAGAGGCATATAATAAACGTGAAGAACTTAAATTCGATTACGATAATTATATTGCTTATTTACAAGGGGTCTACTTCGCAGAATCGTTAAATTGTACCGTAGGCAATATGTTTAAGGGTAAAGGTCAGAAACCTTACGAATACCCCAGTAAGCCCTATGATTTTAAAGAAAAAACATATACTGAGGAAGAATTAGACCAGCAACGAAAAGCGTTCTTTGAAAGTTTGTTAGTTGCACAAACGAATTTTGAATTATCTAAGGGGAGTAGCGAGTAACTATTCCCCTTTATTTTTTTGAGGAAATGTAACATGGCACAAAATATACAATTTAAAGCCACAATTGATACTACCGATTTTCTAAGTGGGTTAAATACTATTTCTGATTCTCTTAAAAATATAGAGAAATCACTCAAAAATACCTCAAATAAATCTAAGAGTACATCAAAAAGTTTTTCTGATCTTGGAAAGGTTTTAAAGGGATTGAATAATCCTTTGAAAAATCTTAACAATCCTATTGATACATTTATCAAGAAATTTACACGAATAGGCAATATGTTACGAACAATGCTCTTGCGAAAGGCGTTGCGTAGTGTAATTAGTGCAGTTGGTGACGGATTTAAGGGATTAGCAAAATATAGTAGTGAATTTAACAAGAGTATGTCACTGCTTTCAAACTCAAGTAAGCAGTTGGGCTATTCGTTTTCTGCTATGGTTGCACCGCTTATTAATGCTTTAGCACCAGCACTTAATCAGATTATCCAGTTATGTATCAAGGCGGTTAATGCGATAAATCAGTTGTTTTCTGCATTTGTCGGTAAAACAACATTTATTACCGCAAAAACTCAGACAGATGATTGGGCAGAAAGTCTTGATAAAGCAAGTGGTTCAGCAAAGAAAGCAAAAGCAACGCTCATGGGGTTTGATGAAATAAACAAACTCAATGACGAGAATGATAGCGGTAGTGGTTCGACTATTGACCCTACTAAGATGTTTGAAACAAAGACACCGATTAGCAAAACTATTCAAGACTTTAAAGACAAACTGATTAAGGCATGGAAAAACGCTGATTTCACTGAGATAGGCGGTATTATTGGCGAAAAACTTAAAACCGCTTTAGATAGTATTCCTTGGGAAAACATCAAGGGTACTGCTGGGAAGATAGGTCAATCAATTGCTACTTTAATAAACGGTTTTGTTGAAACTGATGGTTTGGGGACTTCAATCGGAGTTTCTCTTGGTGAAGCGTTTAATACGGCACTTGAGTTTTTAAACAAGTTCGTGACAAACCTTAATTGGCAGAGCATAGGAACTTTTATTTCAGACGCAATCAATGGTGTATTTGCTACGGTGGATTTTAAAAAGGCTGGAGAAACACTTAGCAAAGCAGTGAAAGGAATACTCGATACAATCAATACTACTTTAGAAAAGATTGATTGGGTTCAAGTCGGATATAAAATCGGAGAATTTCTTAACAACATTGATTGGTACGGAATACTTGAAAAACTTGGAAGAACAATAGGTTTAACTGTTGGTGCGGTAATTAAACTTATTTGGGGATATATAAAGAGCGGTTGGAATACAGAACTTGAAAAAGCAAAAGGTAATTTTTGGCTGGCACTTTATAATTCTATTGTAAAGTTGGCACAAAGGTTAAGTATGGGCTTTTGGATGGGTACGCTTATCGTTCCGGCACTTAAAGGCTTATGGGATTCATTAAAGACAGAATTGAGCAACCTTTGGAACAACAAAATACTTGTTTCGTTGAACAAGGCAAAAAGCCGAGTTACGCAATGGTTTAGCGAATTAAAAACTGTTGTTTCAGACGGATTAAAACCACTCAAAGACTTGTGGAACGGTTTTGTTGATAGCATAAATGGTCAACATAGTTTTCTTGGCATGAAATATACAATTAGTCTGCCAAGAATGTACGCAACTGGTGGTTTTCCTGAGGATGGTTTATTCATGGCTAATCATGGCGAAATGGTAGGTAAATTCTCAAATGGTAGAACTGCGGTAGCAAACAACCAGCAGATTACCGAGGGTATTGCTCAGGCAGTATATAGAGCAATGACAATGGCTAACAACGGGAATAACGGTAGTTACATAAACAACACAATTACTATTGACGGTGAAGTTATAGCAAGAGCGGTAACAAAAGGTCAGAGTAGTTTGAATCGCAGATATAGTCCTACAATGGCATAATAAGGCATAGCATAGCACTCATCATTTGGTGGGTGCTTTTGTTGTGCAAGGAGATATAAAATGTCAGATTTTACATTAAAAGTAAATGGTACAAACGTACCTACACCAAGTCAGTTTACTTGGTCACTGCAAGATGTTTCGGCAAGTGACGCTGGCAGAACGCAAGACGGATTAATGCACAAAAACAGAATTGCTCAGAAAGAAAAGATACAGTTGAGTTGGGCTTATCCTGATCCAAACAAGGCATCAGTGATTTTGCAGTTGTTTAATCCCGAATATTTTGAAGTCACATACCGTAGTCCTTTTACAAATCAGTTGACCACAAAAACGTTCTATCGTGGTGACGCAAACGCACCTACATACTGGTGGGCAAACGGTGGTAGATTTGAGAACATTTCATTCGACATTATTGAGAGGTAACCCATGTTAAATGTCGCACAGAATTTTAAAAGACAGATAAATATAGGAAATCGTAATTACCAAATCAAGATAAACATGACATTAGCGGATGAAACGCAATTAACTTTGACTAATGCCGATATTTGGGATTCAAGTCTTAAAATAAGTGAAGCAACAAGCAGTTCCGACACATTTGATATAGGCAGTGCAGTTATAGGTCAGTGTTGCCTTGATTTGAACAATATTACAGATAAGTTTTCGGAATACGATTTCTTTAACGCTACGTTTTGGCTATATATTGGTCTTGACGGTGATTGCAATGATGACGGTGAAATCAACTACTACCGCAAAGGTTATTATACGGTTGATGTGCCTAAATACAACGGTTCAATAATATCCCTTACTGGGCTTGACAATATGTGGAAGTTTGATGCGCCTTTTTCGGATGTTACAGTGAATTTTCCTACAACAATCGGTTCAATCGTTGGTGCTATGTGTAGTTATTGCGGGGTTACACTTGCTACACCTAATTTTACCGGAAAAAATAAAACCATTTCCACTGCACCTGAGGGTGATATAAATTGCCGAGAGGTATTGCAGTATTTAGCGCAGATATGTTGTAAATATTGCAAGATAGACGCAAACGGTCAGTTAAGGCTTGGTTGGTATGACAAAAGTGCATTTACCGCAACAACAAATACTGACGGTGGTTCTTTTAGCACAAAGACTACGCCATATTCAGACGGAGCAAATATTAATGGTGGTACATTCGCATTTAACGACGGTGATGAACTTGACGGTGGTCTGTTTACTGACCAAAGCAATATCGCATGGATAACAAGCCATTCCACGTTTGATATTGGCGTTGACGATATAGTTGCTACTGGGTGCAGAGTTAAAAAGAACGGTAGTGATGAAGATTCTTATGATTACTTGGCATACGATTCAGAATTAGAGGAAACGTATCCACGTTATGTATTAGTAATAGAAGATAATCCTTTCATTGATGGCAATAGTGCAGAATCTCTCGCAAACGAAATTAGTTTGACGATAAGTGGGTTGCCGATACGCTCATTTAATGCCTCCTCTTTAAACAATATCACTTACGAAACTGGTGACCCATGCACTATTGTTGATTTAAAAGGTAGACGATTTAATTCGTATATTACAAATCTTAGTTTTACTGCTGGAGCATACGAAACCTTTTCTTGCGGTGCGGAATCGCTTACAAAAAATATATCTACACGATATTCCGAAAGTGTTAAAACCCTTGTTGAAGCAAAACGTAACGCTCAAAAAATACTCAGTGATTATGATAAAGCGGTTCAAAACATGAATGAACTTGCTCAAGAGGCAATAGGTTATAACGAATATGTTGTTACGGTTAACAATAAGCAAATCATGTACCGATACAATGGTACTGAAAAAGATATAACCATTCCTGATAAACCCAAATTTCCTGATTCGACTACTGTATTCAAAATAAGTGGTGACGGTGTATTCGTTTCAAATGGCGTTGATGATCAGGGTTATCCTATTTACACAAACGGATATGATGCAAACAGTGGCACTGCAATACTTAATCTATTGTATGTAAATGGATTGAACGCAGATTGGATTAAGGCTGGAACGATAGATGCGATAAATATTACTGGTTCAACGATAACTGGTTCAAAAATAAACGGTAGTTCAACATTTGAAATGACTGCCGGAAATTCATCTCACGATACAACACTGAACTGGGGGTCTACTTGGGGGGATTCATTAACCGTAGTTTCAAATTCAAACGCAGATGGTGGTTTAGGTGTATGCCAAAAAGGACACCAAAGCGACAAGGCTATGTATATCCACTACAATAATATCAGGTGGTACGATAATAGTTATAACCCAAGAGAGGCACAGTTTGGTTCGCCAATTACATCTGATATCAGACTTAAAAAGGATATCAAAAACGCAGACAAATCTTCGATAAGAGAATTGTTCAAGAGATTTAGGTTTGTATCATTTAGGTACAAAGACAATGTTGACCCTAACGAAAATCATGGATTGATTGCTCAGGAAGTTGAGCCTTTATTAAAGGAATTGAGTTTTGACACGAACACTTATATAGGAAAAGGTGCTGATGGTTATTATAAGTTGTTTTACCCAAACCTTGAACGATTGAGCATGGTTGCGGTTCAGGATTTATATGAAGAAATAGATTTGCTTAAAAAAGAAATAGAATTACTCAAAGAAAGGAGTAAATAAATGGCTATTCAAGTAAGGCGAGGTAGCATAAATGACCTTGACACATCTCGTTTAGTTGCTGGAGAACCTTTTGTAACCCTTGACAAAGAAAATGTTGAGGGCGGTGACTATTACGTTGGTATAACAATAGCACCGAGAAACGTGGTAAGGCTTGCAACTTGGGATAATTTGTCAAACATAAAATCTGATTGCATTGATGCAAAAGACGAAGCACTTGAAGCAAAGAATGATGTTGACGAAGCATTAGAAGAAGTCAATGCAGATATTGCTCATCTTAATTCAGTTATTGCGGAAAAGATACCTACGATATACATAGAAACAAATAAAAATAGTCCTAATTATGGATGTTTGATGTACTCAGGCGGTAATGTAACTTATTTCATTGACGATAACGGTTATTTGTGTTGGGGGAATGACTAATGGGAAAATTAGCAAGAGTAGTCGGCACATATAGAGGAACTTATAGTAGCAGTAATACATATAATACTCTTGATGTTGTTCGGCACAATAGGAAAATATGGCAGTGTTTAAAAGATAACACAAAAGGAATCGAACCCTCTGATAATGCAAATCAGTGGGGTTTTTTCGTTATGGATGGTGACGGTGGAGATATGTACACCTCAACGTTTGCCACAAACAACAAGGCAAGCGGTGGTTATGTGGATAAGTCAATCGTTTCAGACGGAGTTGTGGAAAACTTCAAGGTTGGAAACACGCAAATAACCGCCAGCGCAACCGAAATCAATTATTTAGACGGTGTGACAAGCAATATTCAGGCACAAATTAATGGAAAAGCCGATGTTACTGGTTCTTTGGAATTTAAAAACGATAATGGAGTAGCAAAATACTCACTCAACGGAGGCACATCTTGGTCAAATTTTAGAAATCCCACTGGAAACGCAGAAGTTGGCAATGTTCTTGTGGGGAAAACGTTTGCCAATGCAAGTGGTGATTCATTAACTGGAACTATGCCTAACAACGGTGCTTTTGTCGGAACTATTACAGAGAAGGATGGAACGGTAACAATTCCTGCGGGTTATCACAACGGTAGTGGTTATGTATCGGCAACATATGACAGCAACATTTCCTATTGTTTCAAGATTGGTTCATTGGGAGCGGTTGCGAGTGGAACGATAGATGTATCGGTTGCGTGTGCGGATATTCTTGCAGATTATGGAATTGAAATAGACCCAACCACATTAACAACGGACAATTTTATTGTATCGACCAAATCAAATACAAGCGGTGCGTATACCCCTATAAGCAATAGTTCCTATATTGGAGGTTTGTCGGTTGGTTCGAGAGTAAAAACTCAATTTTATGGGCATTCGGTAAGTTATAGTAACAATATTTTAACCGTTAATAACTCAAAGACTTTTGCGGATGCCTATGTTACGGTTTCGGATGGCGGAAGTGTTGGTCATTGCAATAGCGGTTGGATATATGCAAGTTCGGATGTTTACTTGGTTATGATTCCGTCCTAAACATAAGGAGATAATGAATGGAGAATTTAGGAAAAATTGTACTAACCCCAACGGGAGAGTATTCAAGTTCAACTACATACAATTATTTGGATGTGGTCAAATACAATGGGAACTCATATGTATACATTTCTCAAACTCCCTCGAGCGCATTGCCAACCGACTCTACAAAATGGAGTTTGTTGGCATCAAAAGGCGATAAAGGAGATAAAGGCGAAAAGGGCAACAAAGGCGATAAGGGCGACGCG